ATCAAATTGTTTTGTGGTGGGTTCTGAATAATAATCGACATCATATTCTGTATGAGCAAACAACTCATTCATAGAGTTGACTTCGTTGGTGTTTTTAAATGCCGTGTCATGGTTACCAATCAACACGTCTAGTTTTATACCAGAGTCATTACAATGTTGAACAAATTTTCGCAGGTGACGTGCAGTCAAGTAGTTAATGTATTTGCGACGGTCTACAATATCGCCCAAGTGGATAATTTGCGTTATGTTTTTCTCTTTGATGTATGGAAAGAAAAAATCATAATAGAATTTGTTGAAATAATCTGCAAATGCTTGACTGTCCCCTCGTGCCCCCCAGTGCGTGTCAGTTATCAGTGCTATTTGCATCAACGTCTCCTTCATCAATAAATTTTTCCAGTCCCTTTCTTCTGACTTTCTTTTCGATTTTAGCCTCGAACTTCTCAATCAGTTCACTAATATTATCTGTTGGGTTCAAAAACACTCCATCAAAGTGCGCCAACTCTTCGCTGGTCATGTCTGCCAAATTATTAGTGACCAGTGCATACTCAAAACTTTTGTGCTTGATGTATGTCTGTTTCTTTTCTTTAGCGATACGGCGCAAAAACGCATAGTAAATTATCTGCGTAAAATATGCGAATGGGTTGCTAGACTTGTCTGGGTCGAAATTGTGCAAATACGTCAAACAATTTTCAACACCATCACTGATCATTTCGTCTTTGTAAGTGTATCCAGCAAAATTGGGTTTAGTTGCCAATCTAGTGGCAATTTGAAAAATACAATACCCAATGTATTCTGGTATTCTTGGCTTTGGCTCACCCTTTTCTTTCGCTTCGTTGACTTTTGCTATATGCTTCAACATTTCTGCATATAGTTTCTTATTGTCAACATAATGATTCGACTGCATAATAAATTTCCTTCAATGTTTAGTGGTGTCTGTCCCCTGATCCTTGAACAACTCGTTAAGTTGATCAAAAAAATCTTCTTTTTCGGTTTTGGATTGAATAACTCCCTCCAACGCCTCTTCGATTTTTTGCTCGGCGTATTTCTTGTCTTCAGAAACAAGAGGGAGCATTTGTCTGTAAAACTCTACAAGTATACTTTGCGGAGTATAATGAGTCAATACGTGTTTGCGTTCGAACACTAAAAAATCATCTGCAGACAAACTAACTGCACTAGCAAGACGCAATTTAGCATCATAGTATTCGTCTCTGAATACCTCAATAATCATTGGATCATAAATGATTGCAGGATCTATACTGTCGGCTTCTAGTTCGCCAATAAGAGTTTCTCCGCTGACCAGTTTTATAATTTTTATCATACGTTGAGCCTCGTGGTGTAGATTTTGTACTCAAATTTTTCTTCATCATATATTTTACATCTTTCGACGAAATGCCCAATTGTATGATTTTTCCTAGACTTCCATGACAAATCGTCGGCGATGTCATACAATGTTGCTTGATCTTTCGTTTCACTTTTTCTCAGCCCACGACCAATAGACTGCAAATTGCGAATTTTGGATTTAGATGGGCTGGCGAATATGATATTGTGCAAGTTCTTAATATTTATTCCAGTTGAAAACGTGCCATACGAAGCAATAATGATAGACTTTTTCTCGCCATCAACGATCTTTCTTATCTCATCTCTTTCAGCACCCTCCACGCCACCATGGACGAAAAACGTTGGCAACCCATTGTCTTTGATTGTGTCATACAATATTTGTCCATGTTTATCTACATACTGAAACAACAACAGGGTATTTCCCTCTAGAGACAATGCCAAGTTTTTGATAAATTTGTTTCTATTGTCGTTTCTGACCAAAAAGTCCATTTCGTCTTGATAGGTTGCATTTTTGAGTGCTTGGCAAACTGCATCTGGGTACTTCAAGATAACGCACTTGATTTTGAAATTCGATAAATGTTTTTGCTCGATAAGTTCAGCAGTGGTGATAACTTTTCTCAAACCACCAAACAAACCCTCCAAAACTAACTTATGCGTTTGCGTTCCATCTAATGTACCAGTAAATCCAAACCTATACTTACAATCAATCATCTTTTCCATAATTGACGACAAAGACTTGGCTTTAAACAAATGCGCCTCGTCGCCAATGACTACACCAAACTGAGCAAACCATTGCTTTGGCATTTTGTACACTGATTGCCAAGTAGTGACCACTATTTCATGGTCTGATTTTTTGTCCACTCCAGCAGTGATTTTGTGGACATCTTTATCGTAACCGTAAGATTTAAAGTCTGATGCCATTTGATGCACCAGTGTCGTTGTGGGTACAACAACCAACGTTTTCAAACCAAACCATCTAGCCAACAAATAGATTATGAATGACTTGCCAGATGCTGTTGGCGAAAGCATCAATGCCCTTCTATTACGAACAGCATAAACAAAGGCATCCATTTGGTAGTCCCTCGGTTCCATAGAAGGACTCAATTCACTGACGAATTCTTTTGCTTCTTTCAGCGAGAACTCGTCTGGGTAAAAGTCATTGGGGAGTTCTAATTCGTAGTCGCGCTCTTTACAGAAACGCTCTACATGATGAATCAAACCAGCGTACAGTGTTCTGGTTAATTGATTGAAAAGACGTATTTTCCCATCCCACATACGGTTTCTGTATGCGGGCATAAACTTGGCTCCTGGCACTTCAAAAGTAAAGTATTCACTCAACTCTGCAGCAGTACCAGACTCACAGTATATTTTTACGTATACCTCGTTTACTTTTTCGACTTTTAATGTTTCCACTTAACTTTTTTTCATTCCTATAAACATTACCATCAATCATTGTGTATATAGCCTTTTCTGTTTCGATGGTGTGACCGTTGAATCGAACCAAAGTTTCGTTGAGAGCAGGTATTCCCGCATCTACAAATTTGCTCAAATTTTCCCACTTGTGGTCTAGTGGGTTGGTTTTCTTTGACATTAGATTCCAACCTTGAATTTTTCCCAATCAACAGCGACTTTCAAATTGTACCCTCTGTTGTTCAAAGAACGAATTATGGAGTCTAAAAAATCGACTTTTTCTTGCTGCATTGCGATTTTTAAAGTGGAGTTCACAATGTCTTTGTCGGCATCAATGTACACTGATACTTCTGACTTGAGTATTTTACCAATTGGTGGGAGTTCCCAACCCAAGTCTTGCGACTCTTTCGTTGGACCTTGCGTATAGAATTCATGCTTGGCTAGCCGCAGTTGTTTCATTTCTGCTTCAAGTTTTCTCAAAACGAGTCTTTCTTGAGAATAAATCTTAAAGTATTTGCTATGCAACTGCGGGATCTTCAGCGATTCATCGCCAAGTTCTGTTCTATCGATTTTGCTATCGGCTTCCCACAAAGACTGTATTTCTTCTAGTTTCATAATACCTCACCATGTGCATACCCAATTATACCTGATTATCAAAAAGAATTCAACGGTGATTCAATTCATCACTTGCTTTAGTTTTCCATACATTGGGTAGCAGACCATGAACAAATAAAATAAATGCAAGACGCCAAGCACGTAGGAGATGTTTAACATAATTCATATTGACTTCTTTTAGATGCCCCATTATAATTCTCCTGTGGGGATGGTGTTACACTAGTGTCTTGATGGTATACCTCAAGTATTTGAATGACACTGATGCATCGATGTAGTTGATGTCTTGATTCGATGTATCAAACTCCATATCACTCAACGATATGGGAAACAAATCGTAAAAATCAATTGAAATGTTTGGACGCATCGAACTGGTCATAATGATCAAGTTTGCATCTACCTTTGTGGAATCTTTTTTATACTGACTGAAAGAATCTGGTGCAGCAATCTCCAATGCCCAGTTGTAGATCTCTAAGTAATTGTTAAGATCTTCGTCGACTTTGAAGGTAAATGTCAATGGGTTGTAATCCAATCTACTGTTGATTGGTATTGGTACAAATGGAGTTGCCATCGTACTGAAGTTTACATTGATACCTGGAAATGACAACCTTTGGATATTGTATGACAAGTTTGGCGACCTGTTGAGTGTGAATTTGAACCCAACTGGCGACAAAAAGTTTTTGTTGTCTGGTATATTTGTTACATTTGTAGGCATACCAATATTTAGGTCAACAAAAAAAGGGGGAGCGTAATGCCCCCCCAAAGAACCCATCAAATGGTTAGATTTTCAAGCCTTTTTACAAAAACAGTGGTCAATGTAGTAATTCAAAATTTCAAACTGGAATTTAGACAAATCAGCAAGAGGTGCATTTTTATAGTCATCAGTGGGAAAATCAAACCCAGCGGCAATCACATCAGGTTTAAAACTTTCAATAGAAGAAATCAACTGATTGCGAAAAACATTAGGCTCATCACGAATTTCACGATCAAGACGAAGGTAGTATTCACTAGAAGAGTAAGTGTTAGACATAAAAACCTCAGTGTAAAAACGTGAATTGAATCAACTTTTACAGTATAGGTTATTTCAGAAATAAAGAAAAGTCTTTTTTAAAAATATTTAATCTTTTTTTAAACAAAAAAAGGGGAGCGTATGCTCCCCAAGTAACCTAACAAGGTATCCTGTTTAGACTCTTTCTTTCATCCTCAGAGTCCATTCTGTCAAATACTCCTTCACCCCAGGAACATCTTCAATCATTTGTTCTACGACAGACTCGTAGTAACCTGCTACATACGGGTAGATATCGCCTTCAGGACCAAATGAGGCTCGACCGCTCTGGCGAATCAAAGACGTTAATTCAGATGCACGAATAGACATAAAATTCTCCTAATCAAAGCAACTTCTGTTGTAAAAAATCAATCTCTTTGAGCATTCGTTCGATTTCTTTTTCGGTTTTAGCATTAGACTCTGGGTCTAATTGACCACGAATTTCACACATCATGATCATATTTTCATACAAATTGTCAATTTTGCCTTCAATAATTTTGTTGGTAAATGCGCTCATAGTCTTTCAATCTCCACTGTCAATTTGATAACGATCGCCACAATTATCACAAACGTATTCGGTAAGGCATCGCCCAGCGGCACGACTGGTATATTTGTGCACGCAAGGATTTCCATTTTTGTCTAGCGGAACCTCGCCAGTTCCCTTGTTATACATATATTGCCCACCGCAGTTGCGACACTCTTTGTGGGTTTTATCTTTGTTCCAACTCCACTTCTTATCTTCTTCAGTCAGCGGAACCTGACCAGCGCCATTGCAAACAGGACAAGTGTTCATATTAACCCCAGTTCTTGCCGCTGAGATAACCAAACGGGAGACCGAGTTCGAACTCGAGAGTTTCGACGTTACCATAGGTGTTGTACGCATCGTGCAGTTGGCGAATTACATCCTCGCGCGACTCGCCAAACAGATCCTTGAATCGAACACGCTCTTCAAACTTGGCAATCGCCATTTCGTGGTAACGCTGTTCCTCGCGAATCGAATCGCCGACAGCGTCGACCAATCGATCCCAGAGATGCTGCTTGGCGTCATCGCTGCACGCATCCCAATCAGACCAGAAGAATTCTCCAGGACGAACGCCATAGGCGTCCTTGTAGAGATCGGAGACGATATTTTCGTCGAAGGTGTAAGTGGCAGGGTTCATTTTCATATTCCTATCAATTACCAAACTATAGAGAGAGTATAGGTTATTTTAAAAATAAAATAAAGTTTTTTATTTTACTTCGTAGAAACCTTGGAGAGTTTCGACATCAAATCGATACCTCATACGACGCTGCGCGGCAAGGATCGTGTTGCGGTGATACTTCTTCAGCGGAATCCACTCGCCTTTCGGCGACTCAGGACTGATGCGAAGTCGCTGCAGGGGATCAACTTTGCTAAGAATCATTCGGTACTCGCCAGATGCAACTTTGGCCAGAATTTCTTGAACTGCTTGTTCGCCTTTGATTTGCATGTTTATTTTCTCATTACCAAACTATAGAGAGAGTATAGGTTATTTTAAAAATAAAGAAAAGTCTTTTTTAAAAATATTTTTAGGCTGATGCGCCGTTGACCCACCAGCGACCGATTTCGATCGCGCGACCGAGATCC